CGCTCGGCTTCTATGATGACGGGCGCATCGGCGAGATCTTCATCGACGGCGCCAAGGTCGGATCCGACGCCGAGATTAATACCTCGGATGCCGCGGTGCTGATGTCGATCGCACTTCAGCACGGCGCCACGGTTTCGGTGCTGCGTCACGCTGTCTCGCGCAACTCTCAGGGCGTCGCGCTCGGCGTCATGGGCGCGCTGCTCGACGTGCTGGCGGCGGGGGAGGGGGCGTGATGTCTACTTGTCACGTCTCGCCGACGCAGGAGGTATGCAGACTAGTCGATCCTCTCATCGAGAATAGCCCACACGAGGCGCTCACGTTTTGTCGGCAGCACGCGACCATCGAACGCCGATGCAAGGGATACGTCAAATGGTCGTGCCGCCTCCATGACCTGGGCAATCCGCACCCGCATCAGCCGAAGTTGTCCGAATTCACCGGGCTGCGGCTCAGGCTCCTGATCATTGGCGTCAAGTTTCTGCGTGCGGAACATCATCTCCGTATAGCTATCAAGGCGGGACATCGCCTTAATCAACCTGTTTATGTGCGATTGGTCGCGCAGCGATATTTCTCCGACCAGTGGCTCAACCTCATCCAGCATTACCGTGGCACCGACCGCGCGAAGCTGCCCGACCGCAAGTGTTGCTATACTTGGCGTCATGGTCCGCTGCTCCAACGTAGGATTAAGTGTGGCGTCAATATACTCCCAAGCGGTCGAATACTGACTGAAACGCGCTGCCAGAAGATCGATGATAAGCGACCTGGCTTCGTCCTCTCGGCGACGATCGCGTGCATCATCCCTATCGCTAGCCTCGCGCGCAGCTCTCCATGCCATGATGCCAGCGGCAAGGGTGAGCGCGCCACCCAGGATGGATCCGTAGAATCCGAGCCAATCCCACAGGTGATCACTTTCGGAACGAGCCAAGATAGCGAGCGAGCCACCGACCGCACCTGCCGTGAGGCCTACGATCGTTGTCACGATATTTGTCGACGTCCATATCCTCATACCCTTCAAGGTGCTGCTTTAGGCGATCTCTGTCGAGGGCCGCTGCCGAGGCCTCCACACGGAATGCGTGACTTTGCTCTACGGAGCGTTGGGCCGTGATCATCCGCCGTCGCTACAATCGCAACTTCACGGTGCTGCCCAATGCCGTGTTCGATGACGCGCGCCTGACGCCCGAGGCGCTCGGCGTGCTGGTCTATCTGCGCTCCAGGCCAGAGGCGTGGAATGTCGATCTCGCGCAACTGGGCGAGCGCTTCCGCATGGGGCGCGACAAGACGCAGCGGGTGATCGCCGAGCTGGTGTCGGCGGGCTGGATCAAGCGTGAGCGCACGCGCGATCCCATTACCAAGGCGTTCAATGGCATCGAATATGTGGTGTATGACGAGCCCGGCGGCACCACATCTGGCGATGTCGAGGAGGAGCCACAACCTGAAAAGCCGGTTGTGGGTGGGGAGCCACAGCCTGAAAAGCCGCGCACGGCTAATCCGGTTGTGCATATAGAAGAAACAAATACGGAAAGAGAGAAAATAACCCCCATAGCCCCCCAAGGGGGCGGTGCGGGCAAGGTTTCAACCGATTGGGATGAAGAAACCGAGGCACAGTTCGGCGTCCTGATCGAGGCCTACCAGCCCGACCCAGCCTATAGCGAGCTTGGCGCCAAGCGGGCGTTCCTGCGGATGTCTGCCGCCGAGCGGGCCGAAGCCCTTGCCGGCGTGCCGCGCTACATCGGGCATTGCCGCTCGACCAAGCGCAAGGCGTGCGACCCCTCGACGTACCTCAACCAGCGGCGCTGGAAGAACTTCCCGGCACTCTCCGCCAAGGCCGAGCCTGTGGCGCGCGCTGCCGAGGACGGTCCCGTGAAGCGGGCGGTGCTGTGGGCGCTGTCGAGCACGGCGGATCGCTCCGGATGGGTATTCGTCGAGGAGGGGTCCGACGCTTGGGCGGCGTGGCACGAAGCCCACCGGCAGGCCGGCTTCGCGCATCGCTTCACCATGGGCCGGCACGAGTGGGTGCGCGGCAATGATGGCGGCTGGGTGCAGAGCGAGCACAAGGGCCGCACCTTCCCGCGCCGCTATCCGCCGAAGGCCGACGCCGCCAGCACCGATCCACCCACCGGGATGACGCAGGCGGATCGTGACGTGCTGGCAGGCGGGATTTGAGGAGGCGAGGATGGCGAAGAAGGGTCGAAAGAGAAAGGCAGGCAATCGCACGGCATCGGGCCAGCTTTCGCGCTCGATGTCAGCGGTCCTTGAACGTGGCGAGCGCGAACTTGCGATGCGCCAGCCGCATCGCGCGTGGTTGCCGGAGGCGCATCGGCTGGATCAGCGCGCCGAGAGCGAGTTGGGCCGCATCTATCTAGCCGGCCACATCAGCGAGCCGCAGTGCTGGGCCGGCGAGCGTTGGCGGGAGATCGTGCGGGAGTATCGTTACTTTCTCGCGTCGCCGGTCACGCCGGGTTCGGCACTTGGCCGGATGGTGGCCAGCACCATTGATCCCGATGCTTGGCGGAACGGCGAGTCTGGAACCAGCGAGCGGGCCGAGACCGATGAGGAGAAGCGCTCGCGCGTGCTGGCGCGGCATGGAGCAGCCTTGCGCGAGATCCCGCGCAGTGCATTTCCAGTTATGGAGGCTGTCGTCATCCTAGATCGCGCGCTGGACCCCGCTCTGTTGCCGGCTTTGCAGGTCGGCCTTGCGGCCCTGGCCCGCCTTTGGAAGATGAGCGACGAGGTGCCCCTCGGCGTGCGTGGGAGCCGCTCTGAGCGCCCTTCTTGGGGACATGACGAAAAAGAAGTGACGATCGTCTATTCCAATCCTTGACGCTCTTTGCCAAATCAAACTACATTTGAGCGCACGAAATGGGATGGTCGAAGTTGTGCCCGGAGCGGAAACGCTGCCGGGCATTTTGTTAGCCGCCCTTTGGGGTGTTGAATCGCTGATTTGGAAGATAAAAAAAGCCGGGCATCTGCGTCCCAACCGGAGGCTGATAAGCAAATTTCGGCACAAATAGATCTGAGCGTTCTTGTTCTTTCGGGCTGCCGTTCGTTGCCGTAACCCACTCGTTTATCGCCTGTATCTGTGCTGGCGTGAGTTCCGGAGCGCCGGCGTTCTTTTTGAATATCGCCTCAATCTCATCCGGCGTGGCACCGACAGCCATAAACCGTGCGCGCGTCAAGGCTGCGTCTATGGGCGACGTCGCATCCGCGATGCTGGGTAGAGACGGAGTGAAGTAGCGGCCTATGCGAGGCTTGGAGACCGCGCCTACCACCGCGAAAATCAGTGTCGCCGTGCAGAGTGCAAAGAGGCAGATTCCAGCGAGTGCTAGGCGGTTTTTGTTTTCTTCTTTCGTCAGATCCAGTTTGAACGCGAATATACCACTGGCGCCGCCAACAAGTGCTAGCAGCGCAGTGACAAGTTCCGGCGCGATCGGTGACTGCGACCACGCGACGAATAAGCCAATTAGAGCGCCCATCGCGGCGACTCCCCAGGCGAAATGCATGACGGCCTCCCCAGTTCGGTTGTGTCGGAAGACAATACAACACTGAGGTCATCTGTTCGATGAATGGATAAAGGTTCGGGGTGGGCCATGGCTCGGTTGAAAAGGCTGCCGCCCCGCATCTCGGCCGCTCCTTCACGCATCTCGATACAGACGCAAGATGAGGCGCAACGCAGTCGACTGCGCATGGTTAGTTCCCCTTGGCGGGCCTGGTACAACACCGCGCGCTGGAAGCAGAAGCGCATGGCGATCTTCACCCGCGATCTGTTCACGTGCCAGATGCGGGAGTGCCGGCGTCTCGAAGGCGATACCTCGCAACTCGTATGCGACCACATCAAACCGCACCGCGGTGACGACGCCCTGTTCTGGGATGACGCGAACCTTCAGACGCTGTGCAAGCCTTGCCACGATCGGCTGAAGCAGATCGAGGAGCGGCGCTCGGCGCGGTGAGGTCGGTGGACGCCGCTGAGGATCGCACTCTCCCTCAAAGTCCGGCCGAAAAAATTCGCCCGACCTTAAAGTCCGAGCCGGAAAATTCCTCGCTCGGCAAGGGAGGGGGGTGAAAAAGTCTGCGATCCTCACGCCCCCATACCCGCGCCCTTTCCATTCGGAGTTTTTTTCCTGTGGCTGACGAGAATTCCGGCGAGCGCCCTGATGTTGATCTGTTCGGCGCACCGATCGCGCCGATCCGTGATCGACGTGGTCGGCCGGTGTTCAAGAAAGATAAGGAAAATCAAGACTTTGTCTCGGTGCGTATCGCAGCAGGGTGGACGCAGAAGCGCATCGCCGACAACATGGGGATCGATGAGAAGACGCTCCGGAAGTATTTTTCCCGCGAGCTGGAATTGGGCGCGGTGTTCATCGACGGCGTCATGCTGGACGTCCTGCTGAAGCGTGTCAGGGAAGGGCACGTGCCGTCGATCCGGCAGCTGCGGGATCGCATCATCGCCGCTGGTCCGGCCGCGCCTCGCAACCATGCAGACGACGGGGACGATGCCGAGGGCGACGAGAAGGCCAAGCCACTCGGCAAGAAGGAGCAGGCGCTGCAGGACGCCCAGGTCATCCCCGATGACTATGGCGACATCTTCGCCAGGATGGGCCGCCGGCACTGATGCCCGCCGTCTCGTTCGCCTGCCCGGATTGGTTCGATAGGCTGAAGCAGGGCCGGACGCCCATACCTGATCTGCCGCTCGATCCGGTGCTCGCCGACTGCGCCGTCGCTCTGTTCAACAAGCTGCGCATCCCCGACATCCTCGGCATGCCGACGATGGGCGAGGCGGCCGGCGAATGGATGCGCGACATCGTGCGTGTCGCCTTCGCCTCGGTTGATGCCGAGACCGGCAAGCGTTTCGTTGGCGAGATATTCAACCTGGTGCCGAAGAAAAACGGCAAGACCACGAACGCCGCGGCGCTCGGCCTCATCGCCCTGATGATGAACCGGCGTCCGAACATCGACGGGGTGATCATCGGCCCGACGCAGGAGGTGGCCGACAAGTGCTTCATGCAGGCGTGCGCCATGATCGAGGCGGACCCCTATCTGTCGCGGCGCTTCAAGATCGTCGACCACAAGAAGACGATCATTGATCGCCACGTCGATCCCGAAACCGGGATCCGGATGAATGCCCGCCTGAAGATCAAGAGCTTTGATCCCAAGGTGGTCACCGGCTCGATCCCGGCCTTTGCGATCCTCGACGAGTTGCACGTGATGGCCGAGTCGCACTCGGCCAGCCGGGTGCTCGGCCAGATCCGCGGCGGCATGATCACCAACCCGGACAGTTTGCTGATCATCATCACCACCCAGTCGGAGGTGACGCCGTTCGGCATCTTCAAGGAGGAACTGCAATACGCCCGCGGCGTGCGCGATGGCCGGATCACGCAGGGCGTGCGGATGCTGCCGATCCTGTACGAGTTTCCGGAGGCGATGCAGATCGACCCGGATCGGCCGTGGAAGGATGTCGCCAACTGGCCGCTGGTGCTGCCGAACATGGGTCGTTCGATCAGCATCGATCGCCTGCTCACCGAGTGGCAGGCCGAGCGGGAGAAGGGCGAGGGCACCGCCAGGCGCTGGGCGAGCCAGCATCTCAACATCGAGATCGGCATGGCGATGCACAATGACCGCTGGATCGGTGCAGACTTCTGGCCGGCGGCGGCCAACTCGCTGATCACGCTGGACTACATCAAGGCGTGGTCCGATGCATGCGTCGTCGGCGGCGATGTCGGCGGGCTCGACGATCTCTGGGGGTTGTCGGTGATCGGCCGCCACAAGGTGACCCGGCACTGGATGCTGTGGTCGAAGGCCTGGGCGCAAAAGAGCGTGCTCGATCGGCACAAGGAGGCGGTGCCGAAGCTTATGGAATGCGTCGCCGAGGGAAGCCTCGTCATCTGCGATCACGTCACGCAGGATGCCGAGGAGGCCGCCAGCATCATTGTCGATCTGCGCGACTGCGGCCTGCTTCCGGCGGCCAATGCGATCGGCCTCGATCCGGCCGGCGTGCCGGCTCTGCTTGAGGAGCTCGCTCTGTACGACATCGGCGAGCCGATGGTTGCTGCGGTGACGCAGGGCTTCCGGCTCTCCTCGGCGATTTTCGGTGCGGAGCGCAAGCTGGCCGACGGCACGCTCAAGCATTGCGGGTCACGCCTGTTGCAGATGTGCGTCGAGAATGCCCGCTGCGAGCAGCGCGGCAATAACGTTTATATCGACAAACGTTCGGCGAGTTCGAAGATTGATCCGCTGATGGCCGGCTTCAATGCCGTCGAGATGATGAGCCGCAACCCGGTTGCGATATCGCGCCTGACATCTGCGGACATCATGGCGAGTGCGGGGAACAACCTATGAAATTGTCCGCTCGCATTGCGCAGTTCTTCTCCACCCGCGCCGCCGTCGATCCGAAACATCCGCGTGACCCGGCGCTGTCCAGCATATTCGGCGGCGGGTCCGTCAGCTCGGCGGGCGTGTCGGTGACGCCGGAGAGCGCGCTGCGCGTCGAGGCGGTGCATGCCTGCGTGCGCGTCCTGGCGGAGACGCTGGCGGCGCTGCCGATCCATGTCTATCGGCGCACGGCGTCGGGCGGCAAGGAGCGGGCGACCGATCATCCGCTGTATCGGATCCTGCACCTCAAGCCGAACGATCTGCAGACGTCGTTCGAGTGGCGCGAAACGCACGTTGCCCACACCGCGCTGCGCGGCGAGAGCTATTCGCGCATCGAGATGAACGGCGCCGGCCAGATCGCCGGGCTCACCCCGCTGCACCCGGATCGCGTCTGGCCGTTCATGACGCCGGCCGGCAAGATGGCCTATCGCTACACGCCCGAGACCGGCGGCACGATCTATTACCTCGACGGCGAGATCCTGCGCCTGCCGTGGCTGAACCTCGACCCGCGGCACAAGGCGCTGTCGCCGATCGCGCTGCACCGCGAGACCATCGGCGCGGCGCTGGTGTCGAGCGAGTATCAGGCACGGCTGTTCGGAAACTCCGCCGTGCCGAAGGGTGGGCTCAAGGTTACGAACCCGCTGAGCCCCGAGGCGCGCAACGAGATCCGCAAGGAGTGGAACGACAAGCACCGCGGCGTGGAAAATGCCGGCAACATCGCCATATTCCATGGCGGGCTGGAGTGGGTGAACATCGGCATGACGCATGAGGATGCGCAGTATGTCGAACTGCAAGGCCTCTCCGTCACCGCCATTGCCCGCATCTTCGGGGTGCCGCCGCACAAGATCGCGGACCTGAGCAAGGCGACCTTCTCCAACATCGAACAGCAGGCGATTGAGTTCGTCACCGATACGGTGCTGCCCTGGGTGCGGCGCTGGGAAGATCGCATGACGTTGTCGCTGCTCTCTCCGGCCGAGCAGCAGAGCTTCTTCATCGGCTTCGACCTGAAAGGCCTGCTGCGCGGCGACAGCGCCGCCCGTGCAGCGCTCTACCGCGTGCTGTTCCAGATCGGTGCGCTGACGCCGAACGATGCCCGCCGGCTGGAGGACATGGACCCGCTGGTCTCGCCGCTGGCCGACGAGAGCTTCATGCAGATCTCGATGTCGCCACTCAGCCGGTTGATGGACGTGCTGATGAAGCCGGGCGTCACGCCCACCGTGCCGCCCGATGACGCCGGCGCCACGGCCGATCCCCTGAAACCTACCGGCACCTGAGGTCATTGCCATGGATATCGAACGGCGCTTCGCCGCCCTCGAAAACATCGAGGTGCGGGCGGAGGGCGACGAACCGCGCATTGCCGGCTACGCCGCCATGTTCAATGTGCTGAGCGCCGATATCGGCGGCTTTCAGGAGCGTATCGCCCCCGGCGCCTTCACCCGGTCGCTCGGCCGCGATGTGCGCGCGCTGTTCAATCATGATCCGAACATCGTGCTGGGCCGCACTAAGGCGAAGACGCTGCGCCTCGAGGAGGACCAGCGCGGCCTGCGCGTCGAGATCGTGCCGCCCGCCACCGAGGCGGCGCGCAGCCTGGTGGAATCCATGCGCCGCGGCGACATCGACCAGATGAGCTTCGGCTTCGAGACGGTCGGCCAGGACTGGAGCGAGGAGGGCGGCAAGATCCTGCGCACCCTCACCGAGGTCCGGCTGTTCGATGTGTCGATCGTGACCTACCCGGCCTATCCGCAGACCAAGGCTGCCGTGCGCAGCCTCGACGAATGGCGCAGCGCCCATCGGGCCGACGACACCATGGCCCGCATGCGCATGCGGCTGCAGCTCGCCTCCGCCTGAAGCCTGTCCTGAATTTGAGACCATCCGCCGGCCGCTCGCGAGAGCGGCCTTTTTCTTGAGACCATGGGAGAGCACCATGTCCAACCGCCTTAAGGAACTGCGCGAGAAGCGCGCCAAGATCGTCACGGACATGCGTGCGATCCTGGAGAAGGCCGACACCGAAAAGCGCTCGGCCTCGGCCGAGGAGCAGGCTCGCTATGACGAGATGTTCAGCGAGACGGAGAAGCTGCGCACCAACATCGCCACCGAGGAGCGTCAGATCGAGCTTGAGCGCGAGATGGCGGCGAATGCCGATCGCGAGCAGCGCGAGAACCGCGATGCCGGCGGCGAGGGCGGCGAGCATCGTGGCGAACAGCGCGGCGGCCGGCGCGGCGGCGAGCGCACGCCGGATCCGGCGGCTGAGCTGCGCATGAAGGGTTTCCGCAGCTGGCTGCGCAACGGCACGGCGATCGGCGAGGGCGTGGCCGAGTTCCGCAATCTGTCCGTCGGCGTGGATACCGAGGGCGGCTTCCTGGTGGCGCCCGAGCAGTTCGTGCAGCAGCTCATCCAGGCGGTTGACGATCAGGTGTTCGTCCGCTCGCGCGCCACGGTCATTCCCGTGCCGAACGCCTCGACGCTCGGCGTCCCCACGCTGGAAGCCGATCCCGACGATGCCGATTGGACCACCGAGCTGCAGACCGGCAGTGAGGACGGCGCCATGAAGTTCGGCAAGCGCTCGCTGATCCCGCATCCCTTCGCCAAGCGCATCAAGGTCAGCAACGATCTGCTGCGCAAGTCGCTGCTGCCGGCCGAGCAGATCGTGATGCAGCGCCTCGCCTACAAGTTCGGCCTCACCGAGGAGAAGGGCTTCCTCACCGGCGACGGTGTGGGCAAGCCGCTCGGCGTGTTCACCGCCTCCGGCGACGGCATCCCGACCGGCCGCGACATCGCGACGGAAAATACCGCCACGCAGATCACCTTCAACGGGCTGATCAACGCCAAGTATTCGGTCAAGGCGCAGTACTGGCCGAAGGCCAGCTGGACGTTCCACCGCGACGCGGTGAAGCAGATCAGCAAGATCGTCGACGGCGAGGGCCAGTATGTGTGGCGCCAGTCGGTGCGGGAGGGTGAGCCGGATACCATCCTCGGCCACCCGATGGATATTTCCGAGTACGTGCCGAACACCTTCACCACCGGCCTCTATGTCGGCCTGTTCGGTGACTGGTCGTTCTACTGGATCGCCGATGCGCTGAACATGCAGATGCAGCGCTTGGCCGAACTCTATGCCGAGACCAATCAGGTGGGCTTCATCGGCCGCCAGGAAGTCGATGGCATGCCGGTGCTGCCCGAGGCCTTCGCCCGCATCAAGCTCGCCTGACGGCGACGCTCGCGATCCCGCGGCGCCGCATCGTGCGGCGCCGCTTCCCATCGATCCCAGCCGCCAAGGAGGCGTGCCATGCAGCTCACCAATCGCGTCAGGACCGTGCTTGCCAAGTCCGCCGTGGCGGCCGGCGCCACCGACATCACCGATGCCGCCGTCATCGACATGCAGGGCTATGAGGGCGTCCGCTTCATCTATTCGTTCGGCGCCATCACCGCCGGCGCCGTCACCTCGGTGGCCGTCGCCAGCAAGGCGACCAACACACCGACGCCCGGCACTGACGACGTCGCCGGCAGCAGCATCACCGTGGCCGATGACGCCGACGACAAGATCGTGATCGTCGACATCTTCAAGCCGCGGCTGCGCTACCTGCGCCCCTTCGTGAAGCGGGCGACGCAGAACGCGGTGCTCAATTGCATCGTCGCCGAACTCTATGGCCGCAAGGGCAAGCTGCCGGTGCCGCAGGACGCCAGCGTCTCCGGCCAGGAACTCTGGGTGAGCCCGGCCAACGGGGTTGCCTGATCGCCCTTCGCTCCATCGCCAGTCTCACGGGAGGCACACCATGCGCGTGAAGTTCCTGAAGCAGATCCGCGGCAGTGATGCCATCCATGAGGCTGGCGACGTGGCCGATGTCGACAAGGTCTTCGCCGCCGGCCTCATCGCCGAGGGCGCTGCCGAGCCCGAGACGGCGATGCTGGAGGCTCCGGAGCGGGCGGCGAGGCGCCGTCCGCGCCCGCGCAAGGCCGGCGTCGCCTGATGCGCTACGTCCGCACGGTCGCCCCGGCATCTCCGCTGGTGACGCTCGACGATGCCAAGGCGCACCTGCGTGTCGACGGCAGCGACGAGGATGAGCTGATCGGCGGCGTGATCGCCTCGGCGATCCAGCATCTCGATGGGCGCGACGGCATTACCGGCCGCGCCCTCGTCACCCAGACGTGGCGGCTCGACACCTGCAGCCCGCCGAGCAGCCGCATCTATCTCGACGTGCCGCCGGTGCAGGCGATCTCCCAGGTGCAGTATCGCTCCGGCGGCCAGCTCGTGACCTGGGCGAGCAATCAATGGCGCCTCGCTTTCGAGGGCCGTCGGGCGAAGCTGGTTGCCAATGACGGCGTCTCGTGGCCCGGCACCGACGATCGCGAGGACGCCTGGCAGGTGACGTTCGTTGCCGGCTACGGGGCGCCGGCCGACGTGCCGGCACCGATCCGCTCGGCGGCGCTGCTGCTGATCGGCTCCTGGTATCAGCAGCGCGAGCAGCACCTTGCAGGATCCGTCTCGGAACTGCCGGTTGGCGTCGACCGGCTGCTGACGCCCTATCGCGCCGCCTTCTATTGATCGGAGATCATCGCCATGGCCGACCCGTTGCAGAACTTTACCGCGACGCCGAGCAGCTTCGGCACCAGGGGTGTGATCATCGCGCCGAGCGCGAATGATCTCCCTGCTTCGGTCAAGGCGATCACCCTGCTCACCGCCGGCGACGTCACCATCGTTCCGGTCGGCAACGCCGATGGCGAGACGCTGGCGTATGTCGGCTGCGCTGCCGGCTTCAGTCCGCCCTATCGTGTGCGCCGCGTCACCGCGGCGACGGCCGTCGTCGCCTCCGTCACGGATTGACGCGCTATGCTCGCCGCCGGGCCTCGCGACCGTCGCATCACGCTGAAGCGTGCGGGTGCGGAGATCGGGCGCGACGCGTTCAATGCGCCGATCCTCGGTGCGCCGTTCTCCGTCACGGTATGGGCCGAATACATACCCGGCTCGGTGAGCGAGGGAATGGCCTCCGACGAGGTGGCGGCAAGCCGTGCGGCGCAGTTCCGCATCGGCTGGGATTCGCAGTGGTCGGCGGTGTCGCCCACCTGGTGGCTGGAGTTCGGTGGTCGCACCTTCGACATCGTCGGCGCGATCGAGATCGGCCGGCGCGAGGGCATCGAGATCACCGCAGCGGCGAGGGCCGAGTAGCATGCGCAGGTGCCGAAAGCGCTTGCAAGGCTATCGCCTCCGAGGCATTGCAGTAGGATGGCAAGTCCGATTTGCCCTGCTGTCCATGTACCACTGATGTCGATTTACCAGTTCACGCGGCAGAAGTTGCTCAGTCACGCTGTCCACGAAACGGATAGTGGTCGTACCATACTAAATGACAAACGCCTGTTTCTTATGTTTGTGAAGTTGGAAAGGGCGAGGCGGTCAGTCGATTTTTGCCAAATTCAGAGTTCGGTGCGCGATATTGAAGAATATACGAAAAGCATCGGAAAAGGATATTTAAAGGTATATGCTTACTTGTATGTCGCGTTCTCGGAGTTTGCCGTCAACGTGCATCACCTTCCAGTAATTCTGGGCGACGGGCGAGTGCGTTATTGCAAAGACTACCGCCGCCCAGTGTCGAAGGCGGAAATAGCTATAGACGCTTGGGCTTCCTTGATGTTCGACGGTTGCTCTGACCATTGCTTTCGAGCAATTCATCGGACGACCAACAGAGTTTGATCGTCCGTCCTCTTGGTCGAATTATTCAAGAGAGCAACGGTTTTGCCTGGCCAGAGGCCCCAAGTCACCGGATCTAGAGATTTTGGTCGGCTTATACCTAGAAGGTCTGTGATTCCGTCTGGATCCTGATCGAAATCAACGGCTTCAATCGAGATAAGCCGAGTTCGACGGCTTCTCACTCTCGTCCATGCAAGCGGTCTCCCAAGCGCAATCTTCGAGGCCCTACACATATGGTCGGTAAACTAAAGATTGCGGTGTCCGGCCTCAAGGAACTGGATGCCTCGCTCGGCGAGTTGAGCAAGGCGGCGGCCAAGGGCGTGCTGACGCGGGTGCTGATGAAGGCGGGCGAGCCGATCCGCGACGCCGCCAAGCGGCTGGCGCCGAAGGGTGAGACGCGGCAACTGTCCGACAACATCGTGGTGTCGACCAAGGCCGGCACCACCGGCGATGCCGGCAAGGATGCCTATGCCGAGATCATGAAGTCGGGCGGCACCAAGGCGCGGGCGGTTTCCGCGATGCGCGATGCCCGCCGGGCGCAAGGGGCAGGGGATGCCTTTGCCGCCGTCTATGTTGGCCCGGCGAAGTCCGGCAAGCGCAATTCGATCAAGGCCATCGTGCAGGAATTCGGCAGCGTGAAGCAGGCGCCGCAGGCCTATCTGCGGCCGGCCTTCAATGCCGCCGCCGGCCAGGCGCTCGACATCATCCGCAACCTGCTCGGCGGTGAGATCGCCAAGGCGGCGGCGCGAGCGGCGAAGCGCAAAGCCAGGAAGGCGGCGGGGGGCTGACATGGAAGCGGCACTCATCGCGCTCATGCTGGCCGACGCGCCGATCGCCGCGCAACTCGGCGCGCGCATCAACTGGAACATCTTCCCGCAGGGCATAGCCTCGCCGTCGGCGCGGCTCGCTCGCGTCGGCGGGGCGGTCGGCTATCACATGCGCGGCAGCGATGGGCTGGACAATGCCGGCGTGCAGATCGACGTCCGCGGCCGGGCGCCGGATGGCAATGACGCAGCCGGCTTCAAGATCTCCACCGATGCCGCCAGGGCAATCAAGGCCTTGCTGTCCGGCTTTCGCGGAGAGCATGGCGGGGTGACGTTCGGGGGCATCTTCCTCACCGCCGAGCGGTCCTATGCGGAAAAGCCTGAAACGCAGGTGTTCCACGTCATCTCGCTCGATTTCGACGTCTGGTCGCGTTCCGCGACCTAGCGCCCATCACTGCGCCGTGGGCTGGCGCACATCACATCCCTGGAGGACACCATGGCCGACAGCGTCGCCAGCATTGGCTACGGCACCCTGCTCGAAGTTTCGACCGATAATGGCGCGACGTGGGCCGCGGTTGCCGAGGTGACGAACATCACCCCGCCGTCCGACACGGTCGACTCCGTCGACGTTACGCACATGCAGTCGCCGAACCGCACCCGCGAGTTCATCCCCGGTCTGGCCGATCCCGGCGAGTGCAGCATGGAGATGAACTTCGTGCCGGGCTCGGCGACGGACGTGCAGTTGCGCACCCTGAAGGCGAGCGGCACCAAGGCGAAGTGGCGCATCACCTGGCCGAATGCGGTCATCTGGGTGTTCAGCGGCTTCATCACTGGCGTCGAGGCGACCGGCCCGGTTGACGACAAGATGGGCGTCACCGCCACCATCAAGGTGACCGGCGCAGTCGCCCCGTCGCCGGCGGCGGCCCCGGTCAACAGCATCAAGCCGGCGATCTCCGGCATTGCGCAGGTCGGCCAGACGCTCACCGCCTATCCCGGCCAGTGGAGCGGTGCGCCCAGCTTTACCTACGTGTGGAAGAATGAAGGCGTGGCGATCGGCGGCGCCACCAGCAAGACCTATGTGCTGGTGGCCGGCGACAGTGGCGACACCATCTCCGTCACCGTGACGGCGACCAATGCTGCCGGCAACGCTTCGGCGGACAGCGCCGGCCTCACCGACATCGCCGCGTGAGGGCTGCATCATGGCAAATCCGCACCGCGGCGAAGTTGCGCTCAAGGCCGGCGACAAGATCTATACGGCCTCCTTCTCCATCAACGCCATGTGCGAGCTGGAGCAGCTGATGTGCCGCTCCATCGTCGAGATCGCGATGGAGCTGGAAATGGTGGAGACCAACCCGGCGACGCTGCGCATGGGCACGGTGCGCGCCGTGACATGGGCGGCGCTGCGCCAGCACCATCCCGATCTCACCGAGGCTGATGCCGGCGACATACTGGCGGAGGCCGGCTTCGCCGATGTGATGCAGGCAGTGCTGCAGGCGATCTATGCGGCCTTCCCGGCGGCACCGAAAGGCGGCTCTGGCCGCCCTCAGGGCGCGGAGGGCTGATAGACCCGCTGCCGCTGCTCACCGCCTGGGTGGGGGCAGGGCAGAGCCCTTCGCATTTCTGGAGTCTCACGCTTCGGGAAATCGCGGCGATCATGGACGGCACCGCCGAGCGTGACCGCCGCGCCCACAATGATCGTGCCTGGCTAGCGTGGCACATCGTGGCGCTGCCGCAGATGAAGCGTTTGCCCAAGCTCGACAAACTGACGATCCGCCGACGCGATGCGGCGCGGCGCACGGCGCAGTCAATCGACGAACAGATAGCCATAGCGCGGCATTGGTCCGCTGCCGTCGGGGAGTAATGCGGCATGGGCAAGGGTATCATTGTCGGTATTCTGCGCGTCGCGCTTGGGCTGGACTCCGCCGAGTTTCAGGACGGTCTTGCCGATGCTGGCAAGGACGGCACCAACTTCGCCAAGAAGCTGAAGGCCGATATCGCCGGCGCGGCGGCGCAGGTGTCGGCGGCCGCCGCCGGCATGAAGGCGGCGCTGGCCGGTATCGGTTTTGCCGGCGTCGTCTCTGCCGTGCAGGAAGCGACGGCCAGCCTCGCCGAGTTGGGTAATGAGGCGAAGCGCTCAGGCCTGTCGGTGAAGGCGTTTCAGGAATGGAAGTTCGTCGCCGAGCAGAACAGGGTCGGCATTGACGCCCTCGTCGACGGGTTCAAGGAACTGCAACTTCGGGCGGATGAATTCATCGTCACTGGCGGCGGGAGTGCTGCAGATGCCTTCAAGCGGATCGGTCTCGGCGCGTCGGAGCTGAAGGAGAAGCTAAAGGATCCCAGCGCCCTTATGCTGGAGATCATCGATCGCGTGCAGACCCTCGACAAGGCGGCGCAGATCCGCATCTTCGACGAGTTGTTCGGCGGTTCCGGCGGCGAGCAATTCGTGCAGCTCATCGAGCAGGGTTCTGCGGGAATCAAGAAATCGATCGACCGGGCACATGAGCTTGGGCGGGTGATCGATGGTGAGGTGATCGAGAAGGCGCAGGAACTTGACAAGCGGTTCAACGATATAGCGACGACCGTCGGCACAACTCTCAAGGGCGCGATTGTCGGTGTCGTCGGCGCAATGGGGACTTTGCTCGACTCTCTGAACAAAGTCGACGCTCAGCAGACATCGACGATCAAGTCGCGCATCGATCAGATCGACAATATATTCAAGCAGATGAACAATAGTACGTGGAAGAAGGCGTACTATGAAAGTAAAGTTGCTGATCTGACTGCGGAACGAGATCGCCTGCAGGCACAGCTTGACCAGAGAAAATCCGGCTCGGGTGCCATGCAGGGGCCGGCCGCGCCCACGGCCCCTTTACCGACCGCACGACCAGAGGAGGCTGACAAGGCGTATGAATCATATCTCGCCAAGCGGCAGGCCGAGACCGACGCGATAAACGCCCGCGTGCAGTCGCTGCGCGAAGCGCTGATGACCGAGGAAGAGGCCGAACTCGCCAGCTACAATACGCGCATCGAGAACCTCAAGACCTGGCTGGAAAACCGCAATATCACCCAGGCCGATTACGACGTGCTGCTCCAGCGCGCGCAGCAGGATCACGCCGACAAGCTGGCGGAGATCACGCAGCAGGGCGTCGAAAAGGAAATGCGCATCCGCGAGCAGATCGTGGATGGCGCCGCCAGCATCTTCGGCTCGCTCGCCACCATCGCCCAGACCATGGGCGAAAAGGGCTTCATCGCCGCCAAGGCGTTCGGTATCGCCGAGGCGGTGATCAACACCGCGCAGGGCATCACCAAGGCCTTAGCGCAGGGCGGCGTGCTCGGCTTCGTCGGCGCCGCGGCAGTGGCGGCGGCGGGCGCTGCGCAGATTGCCACCATCGCCAGCACCAATCCCGGCTCCAGCAAGCGGCCGAGCGTGAATGGCGGTGCGGCGCCTGCTGCCGCGGCGGCGGCAACCGAGATCGCGGTGCCGCAGCAGGCAATCGCGCTCCACCTCGAGGGCGACGTGTTCTCCAAGGATTCCGTCGAGGAACTGATGCGCACGATGGTCGAATTGCAGAAGGACGGGCACAAGCTCGTGCTGGTGTGAGCCGATGGCCGTCGTCATTTCGCGCGGCTTTGTCCTGCTGGCCGAGCCGGCAGACGAGACCAATCCGAACTCGCCCATCATCGGCTGGCGCAACCTGGTGACGATCGGCGGCATCGTCGCCGATCATGAACTCGCCGCCTTCCCGGCCAGCAACCTCGCCAATCCCTCGACGGCGGCGCGCTGGCAATCCGACAGCACCGCCGAGCAGTTCGTCACCTTCACGGTGACCAGTCCCGACCCGATCGATTATGTCGGCATCGCCCGGCACAATCTTGGCTCCTCCGGCGCGAACGTCTCGGTGGAAATGGTCGATCCGGACGACGAGGAAAGCTGGATCGAGATCTTCCCGGCGGTGGTTCTGGCCGGCGACGGGCCGGCGATCCTGCGCTTTGAGCCGGTGTTCACCACCCAGCTGCGCCTGCGCATCATCCCGCTGGGCACGGCACCCCGCATCGCCGTCTGCTACATCGGCAAGCTCACCGTACTGCCGCGCGGGCTGCAGCCGGGCCATGTGCCGCTGCCGTTCGCGGCCTCCGACGACATCGTCACGGGCCAGGCCGAGAGTGGGGATTTCCTCGGCCGCATCGTCACCGGGCAGAAGCTCTCGACCGCGGTGTCGATCACCTATCTCGCCTATGACTGGTTCCACGCCAACCTCGCGGCATGGGTGAAGCAGGCACGCGCGCTGCCGTTCTTCTTCGCCTGGATGCCGGCCGATTACCCTGCCGAGGTCGGCTATGCCTGGATCGACAATGACGTGCGGCCGGAAACCTCCATCGTCGCCGCCGGCGTGGTGGTGAGCCTCAACCTGCAATTCTCGGCGGTGGCGCTGTGAAGACGCTTACTTTCGTCGAGGTCGACATCGACACCTGCGCGCTCGCCTATGGCGTTGCGCCCTGCGCGGCGACGCTGGCCGGCCCGGATCCGACCGGCACCCGCAAATGCTTCAACACCAAGGCAACGTGCCAGGACCGGGCGAACTACGCCAACACGCCGATCACGCTGCGCTTCGCCATGGGCGCCGGCTATCTGGCGGAAAGCGGCATCGACGCTATTGCCTGCATCACCGATGTTTCGCTCACCGCCGGCACCATCTCGCTCGGCGAGGATCTCGGCACCCGCTCGACGCTGAAGGTGACATTCCAGGATTTCCCGTGGCCGGACACCGGCCCCGGCCATGATCCCTATGTGACCGAGCGGCCTTACGACCCTTATCTGCAGGGCACCTATTGGGGGAAGTTCCGGGCGCGCCAGCCGTACCTGCGCGGCAAGCCGATCCGCATCATTCGCGGCGAGCTCGGCCAGAGCCTCGCCGAGATGGACACTCGCCACTTCATCCTCGAAAGCTTCGAGGGGCCGTCGCTCGACGGGCGCTATTCGCTCATCGCGAAGGACGCGCTCAAGATGGCGGACGCCGATCGGGCGCTGGCGCCGAAGCTCTCTCAGGGCTTCCTCGTCGCCGATATCGATGCCGTGGTGACGAGCGCGGCGCTGTCCCCGGCCGGCATCGGCAATCTGGACTATCCTGCCTCCGGCTGGGTGGCAATCGGCGGCAAGGAGATCTGCGCCTTCACCCGCGTGGCCGATGTGCTCACCCTCACCCGGGCGCAGTTCGGCACCGATGCCGCCGAGCACGATGCGCAGGACCGGGTGCAGCTCTGCCTCAATTATGTCGGCGAGGATCCCGCCGACATCATCGCCGACCTGTTCACCAATTATGCCCAGGTGCCGGCGGAGTACATCCCGCTCGCCTCCTGGCAGACCGAGACTGGCACCTTCCTGCGCCGCGTCTATACCCGGCTGATCGCCGAGCCGACCGCGGTGAACAAGCTGGTGTCGGACATGGTGCAGCAGGGCGCGCTAGCGATCTGGTGGGACGACCGGGAGCGGCTGATCCGCCTGCAGGTGCTGCGCCGGATCCTCACCGATGCCGCGGTGTTCGACGAGAGCAACACTCTCACCAAGACGCTGCGCATCCGTGAGCAGGCGGACAAGCGCGTCAGCCAGGTGTGGACATATTTCGGCATGGTCAACCCGCTGAAGAAGGCGGACGATGCCGATAACTACCGCTCCTCGGCGGTGACGGTGGATCCGCAGGCCGAGGACGATTACGGCGCCCCGGCGGTAAAGCGCATCTACGCCAGTTGGATCCCTGCATTTGGCCGGCAAGTGGCCTTCCGCATGAACGATATCCAGCTCGGCCGCTTCCGTTCGCCACCCCGGCACTTCAACCTGTCGAGCTTCCGGCTTGACGCCCTGGTGCCGGTGCTCGGCCGAGGTTACCAGCTGCAATCGCGCGTGCTGCAGGACGACACCGGCGCGGCGGATTCCGTGCCGCTTCAGATCGTGCGGCTGCAGCCGGGCGACAGCGGCTATGAGATCGAGGCCGACGAGATGCGCTTCGTCTCGTTCGACGGCGGCGATCTCGACAACCGCGTCATCATCATCGACGCCAATGCGCTCGACGTGAACTTCCGCGCGGCGCATGACTCGCTCTATCCGGAGCCGGTGAGCGGCGACGCGGTGCACTGCATCATCGAGGCCGGCGTCATCGTCGGCTCGTCTTCGGTCGCCTCGCCGGCCTTCGACGTCGGCGACTGGCCTGCCGGCGTCATCCTCACCATGGCAGTGAAGGGCCGCATCCAGGGGCGCGGCGGCAATGGCGGCGGCACTTTACTGCCGACGGATGGCGGCACTGCCCTCTATGCGCGCTACGCGGTGGATGTCGACGCCACCGGCGGCGAGATCTGGGGTGGCGGCGGTGGCGGCGGCTTCCGCGGGCAGGTGACGCCCAGCGGCACCAAGCGCTGGGGCGGCAGCGGCGGCCAGGGCTTCCAGGGCGGCAATGCTGGCGTCGGCGACCAGTCGACCGGCCTGCCGGGCACCCCCGAAGCTCCGGGTGCGGCGACGAACGGCGCCGGCGCGGGCGGCGCGGCCGGCATGCCGGGCGGCGCCGGCATCATCAATTCCACGCCGCTGCCCGGCGGTGCGGCCGGCGAGGCGATCGACGGCGTGAGCTTCCTCACCATTACCGGCGCTCCGGATATCCGCGGCGCGCAGATCAACTGACATGAGGCCTTGAGATGGTGCTGGCACGATGGGAAGCATCCATCGTCGACGCGTCCGGCAATGTGCTGCCGGGCGCCACGATCGAGGTGCGCGACGAGGCGACGGGGCTGCTGGCCACGCTGTTCTCCGATCGTGCCGGCGCGACGCCGCTCGGCAATCCATTCGCTGCCGACGGCAACGGGCTGGCGGCGTTCTTCGTCATTGGCGGCGCCTACAAGGTCACCGCCACCAGCGGCGCGCTGTCGTTCAGCCGGCGCTATGCCGCTATCGGCACGGCGGCGGAGACCGATGTCGAGGACACCGGAACCCCGCTGTTCAGCGGGAACAACCTGTCGGACGTCGGCAACCCGGCAACCGCCTTCGGCAACATCAAGCAGGTTGCGACCACGGCGGTGAGCGGCGTGGTGCAGCTCGCCGACGCTGCGGCGGTGCGGGCGGCGACTGCCGGGCGAACCCCGACGGCGGATGCCGTGCTCTCGGCCATGGCGTTCGTCACCCTGGCGGATGGCGCCACGGTCAATATCGACCACGCTGCCGGTACCAACCGCAAATGGACCATTGGCGGCAACCGGACGGTGGCGGCCCCGACCAGCGACAAGGAAGGTTGGCCGCTCAACATCATGATCACACAGGACGGAACGGGCGGCCGCACGGTGACGTGGAATGCCGCTTTCAAGTTCGGCTCCGGTGGCGCGCCGACCCTCAGCACCGCCGCCGGCGCGCGCGACCTGCTGATGTTCATGTGCAACGGCAATGACGACTACATCTATCTCGGCATGCGCAAGGGGATCTGAGGCATGCTCCCCGGCCTCGCCGCGTCCGTACCGGATCAGTCCGCCGCCGCCGCGACATCACTGACCTTCATTGGCTCCCTGACCTTCAGCGGTGCCACCATCACCATCCCGAACGATGGCTCGGTGCTGAAGGACGATCTGGCCGTAGTGTTCACCGGGGCCTTCGCGACCGGAAGCACTGCGCCGACAACCGTACTGTTCCCTGGCTTCACCAATCTGTCTGATGTCGGCGTGCCGATTGGGCCACCCACTCCGCGCGTTCGGCTGGATGCCAAGGTCATCGACGCCGCCGATCTCGGGGCGACGCTCACCGGCGTGGACGGCTCATCGATCGACGACAAGGTGCTGGCGTGGTTCCGGCCGAACGGCGCTCTCGGCGCGATCACGGTGGAAGACGCCGCCATCGGCGCCAATGCAGGCGATCCGGCGCAGATACAGGTCAGCCTCTCCGGCGCCCGGCTGCGCCTCGTCGTCGGCCACGCGTGGGCGAACAACACCGGCGTCACCGCGACCGGCACCCTGCCGACCAATGGCGTGTCCCTCGCCGGGGTGTCGACGAGGCACCGCAGCTATTACGAGATCATGACCGGCTCGCCGCCCGCGACCCGCACCATCGACATGGGCGACAACGGCGTGAACGCGATGCAGATCGCGTCGATCGTCTTCGCGCCGACCTGATGTCTTCGGGCCGGCATTCAACTTGGCGATGCGGGGTAGCGGGCGCAGCCGACGATGGAGGTGTCGCCGTGTGGCAACTGAGCATGCGTTGCGCATGGGCAGCCAGGGCGCAAAGCTGACTATAGATCGGACCACTCGCCACGTGCGCGACTGAGCGGAGGCCGGATGCCAGCGAATCCTGTCGGGGACCAAGCGGCCTATCTGTCTCCGTCGGGAGGCGACGACACTGCAGCGATACAGGCAGCGGTGGATGCCGGCCAAAGGGTGCACCTCGGACCTGGCATCTTCCTCACCAGCGGCTCCGGCATCAGCGCAGACGTGAATACCCAGATCGTCGGCAACGGGCGCAGCGATACCACGATACGACATGCGGGCGATCAGCCGGCGATCCGGCTATCGTCGGACATCGAGGTGCAGTCCGGCTTCCTGGTTCACGATCTGACGATCGAGGCCCAACGTGGAATCCTGATCAACAGCAACGGCCTCGACGAGGCGAATGACGGCGTCATCCTCGGCGTGTCGCTGCAGCGCCTTTTCATCCGAGGCACCGCGACGACCACGGGCGCCACCGACCCGCTATGGAGCACCACGAACCTTCTCGATGGTGCAGGTGCTGCGACCCCGAGCGCGAGCACGACAACCGCGAGCCAGTCGGTCACCTATGCCGATATCGAGAGCCGGCACGGCTATGCCATTTCGATGACCAAGGTGTTCGACAGCACCATTCTCGATGTGTCCGTCCGGAACTCCGGTATCGCCTGGATCACCCATTCCTGCGACATCAATCGCTGGATCGGCGGACGCATGCATGAGTGCGGCTGGTTCCATTATGATCGTCGCAGCGGAACGTTCGGAAGCCAGAACACGCTGCTGCATGTCGACCTGCTGCATAACCGTCGGGCCGGCGGTATTACGCATGACGGCGTGAAGTTCCCGCGCGTCACGAACTGTTACTATGAGTGCTATGTAGACAGTGCGCTGTGGATCTGGCAGCGCGACGTTGAAGGCAGTCTCGTCGCGGACAACCGGGTTGACGACACGTACTACCAGACATCGCGCATCACGCCCTTGATGCTGATCAGTTCGCCCGAATGGTACAACAAGATCGAGCGGAACCACTGGAACCAGTTTTCGACGTCCTGGGTTCAGCCGGTCATCCGCGTGATCGGCATCGCGACCGTCGACGGCAACCACGCCGAGGTTCTGGCCTCGACCAATAACAGCCTGTGGTGGCCGAAGATTGCGGGTGATGACCTCCCCGGCGTCCGCAGCCTTCCGATCGATCCGCGGCGCTTCGCCGTCGGCAATACTGTATTCCCGCCGGGGCCGGTGCAGTTCACCCTGGACGGCTCCGAATATGCGATGTCGACGACTGCCGTCGCCTACCCGACGGCTTACATGCAGGTACCCTCTGTTTCCAGGGGCACGATCTATCTTCGCGCCCGCGCCAAGGTTGCTGCATCGGCGGTGAACGCCGACAGGGTGGTGCTCACGATCGAACTCCTATCGCACACCCTCGTTCAGAAGCAGGCACTCTGGGCGGCCGGGCAGCAATTCCCCGGCTTCAGCAAGACCGGCTACACCACCGTCGAGATACCACTGACGATCCCGGCCGGGTTGGCGAGGCCGACGGACTGGATACGAGTGACGTGGCCCGGCAGCGCCGCGCTGATCGTCTTCTTCGAAGTCTCGGAAACCAGCGCGGCCGCGTAACCGGCGGCAACGATTTCATCAAAATAGGGTGTCGACATGGAGCTTGGCCTCGCGCTCAGCCTGGGCGTGGCGCGCCCTGGCATCATCACCGGGCCGACCTATGATCCGGCGGCGGTGGCAGCCTTCGCACGCATGACCGTGCAGCCGGACACAACCCGGAAGCAGCTGATCAGCGACTTTATCTCGGGCGTGAAGGCAGACGGCGACTGGTCGCGGTTCATCGTCATCGGGCTCCTGGCCTCGCACGATGCGCAGGCGCTGCGCATCAACTTGGTGCAGAACCTCTATGACGCGACGGCGATCAACGCGCCGAGCGTGATCACCGACCGCTCGGTGCAGAGCGATGGCTCCTCCTCCTTTTACGACACCGGCTTCGTCTTTCCGGCTGGCATGCAGGACGACGCGCACATGGGCTATTACAGCCGCAGCGCGGCGCAGGCCGCGGCTGCCGACATGGGCACCTCGACCTCGGCGATAGTGTCGCGCAATGCCAGCGACCAGATCCAACACCGCATGCATGCTTCCGCAGCAGGTTCCTCGCCCAATGCGGACGGCTCGGGCCATTTCATCTCATCCCGCACCGGCGCGCTTTCCACCGATAACAAGGCGTACCGGAACGGTGTCCCGATATCCGGCCAGTCGGCCGCATCCGCGGCGCCGGGCGCCACCTCGGTGCGGTGGTGCGGCCGTTCGGGGACGACTTCATATTCGTCTCGGCCCTGGGCGTTCGGCCACGCTGGCTTCGGCCTGAGCGCCGCGGCCGCCGCGCGCTTTTCGGCCCGCGTCCTCGTCCTTCTCACCGCCATCGGAGCCAACTGACATGGGTATGATTAACTTCTTCGTGGTCGATGCCGCCGGCAAGGCCGTCGTCGAAGCGCTGTACGCGCCGGGCGCGGCGCACGGCATCGGCGTTGAGTTGCGGCCGATCGACAACCAGGCGCCGGGCGTCGGGCTGAACCTCAACGATGCCGCCGCGGGCGTGCAGCCGGGCGCTTCGGTGACGCTCGCCAGCAAGTATGTGCTGGCCAAGCGGGTGATCGATGACCCGGAGGTGCAGCAGTGGGTGCCGGACGTCATCCCGGCGCTGCTGGCCTATCCGTGGTGCACGCTGGAGACCGAGACGGTGTTTGCACCGCTGGTGGACGGCGCCTAATCACTCGCGGGGAGAGTTATTACCACTGCCGGTCGAAGAAATCGCTCTCGTCCTCGATCTCCGCTCGATATTCCCAGCGGCCGTCGGCGGCTTTCCGACGCCACACCCATCCGGACGTGGTCCCTGTCGTCGTCTTGATCGGCCGAAATTTGAACGTCTGGTGCCATAGCCTGACGTCCTGCTGCGGGACGAACAGGCGGTGCCAGAGGCGGCCGAAATCTGGGACACGCAGTCGGTGAGGGCGCATGTCCGATTAGAAGCACGCCGACCTACGCACATTCAAGGGTTGAGTGCAGTTCTTATGCAAAATCGTACTATTTGACCGGGGCGGGCTTGCGTCTGAACGCAATGTCTTTGACACGGCTATTGATTTTGTTCACCAGCGCCACGGTCGTGTTCTTCATGCCGAGTACGGGTTTCTCAATCACGTGCCAAGAGAACGCCGCATAGAGCAGGCCTCCGACGACAGCGAGCGGCAGATTGATCCACCAGTGCCGCAGATCCGGCACCATCGCAATGGTTTGCTGGATGGGGAACGCAAACAGGTAGAGCCCGTAGGAATAGTCGCCCGAGAAGATGACGGGCGCCCGGGGCGGGTTTTGCAGCCCAAACCAAACCGTCAGGTATGCGATCGGGAATGTCGCAAGATACATAGTCCATTCGCTTAGCAGCAGCGCGAGTGACGCCAGGAGGCATATGGCGGCGAG